GTTTGAGGATGTCTGCCCCCACGATGTCCTTCTGCCCATCAAGAAGATGCAAATCGAGTCCTCCGAGGATGTCATCCTTCGGGAAGTCGGCTGTCACTCGATTATGGTTCGCGCTGGTGGTGGTGATGCTGTCATCGACACTATCCAGAGCCTTCTCCCAGTGCTGCCGCTCATCTCCTAGTGCTGCACCGTATGGTCCGAACAATATGGCATGCCTCATGAGTCTACGGGCCTTGCCTGCACTATTGGCTAGATAGGAATGACCTAGTTCCATGACCCTCTGCATCCTGACTGCGTTGTCGAGATGGTCCTTGCTGAGATGAGGGGTGGCATTGCCGTCGAATGAGATTCTCTCTGTCAGGAACCTATGGAGCATCTGTTGCATATCCAGACCTTCGTAGAAGTCAGGGTCCCTCTTGGCATCCTCCATTGCGGCATAGGTGGCGGCTGGGACTATCGCTCCCCTCTGCAACCCCATGGCCAAGTCATGCTCGGCCTTGGCAATCTCTGCGATGGTGCCAACACTGAGACCAGACTCGGATGTAGTGTCTCGCTCTTCATCGAGCGAGATTGGAATGTCCCCCACGACGTCTGAGGCCTTGTTCTCGGCATCGGTGTATAACTGATGACGCGCTTGGGAGACTTCGTGCGTCCGAGGCAGGAGGCCCAGCACGTTGTCATGCCACGCCGCAAGCAACTCAGCCGGGTGTGACGCGACCATGAAAGCCTCGGGCCCGGTATCGACGATGCATTGCAGTGGGACAGGCAGCCTAGTGGAACGAGCACGCTTCTGGGCCTCCTCTGCCTGCTCATCCGCATCTGCTTGAGTGCGAGACCTGAATCGCCCCATCTCCTCCGTCTCTCCCAATACGTCATTGAGCCTCATAGGCTGGTTCCCGTCTGGGTTCTTGTGCCCGCTGATGAAATCCTTGTAGCGCCCCATCTGCTGAGCCTCAGAGACTTTAGGTGCATGCAATTCCTTGCTGTTGTTGTCATCTATGACGTCCATGTCGAGATAGTATCTGCCGTTCTCCTCTGTGACTGGATAGAGATACGTCTCGTGCTGCTGCTCTGACTCTATGGAGGAGCGCCAGTCCTTGGTAGTGGGGAATGACCCAGTCAGGGCGTTGTTCCAGAACTCGCTCATGTCCTTGGTGCGGAAGAAGGGACTCTCATGCAAATGGAGTGCATTGTCAACACCCTTGTCCCTCACCCTCTTGCTCCCTTTGAGTTGCTTGATGAAACTCTCCAAAGCCTTTGGGTGGGTGAGCACGCTCTCACCCCCGACTTCCAACGGCTTCGCTCCTGCGAAGCCCCAGAGGGTCGCTTGGAGTCGAGCGAGTTCGTCCATGCGAGTCAGGTGCCTGTCCGGCGCTCCCACTCTGTTCCTCCTCAGTATGGTGTCAGAGCGACGTGATTTGGGATGGCCCTCCACTGAGCCATCACCATCTGTGCCTACAAACATCGCTCCGCCGTGGCGAATCCGAGCGGCAGTCATGACAGAGGTGTCATGTGGGCGGAGGGTGTAGTTGTTCTGCGCGTTGCCTTGGTTCTCACTACTCTCCCCCGTCTTGGTGCTCATCATCCTAGCAACCTGCGTAGCCTCGCTACTACGCTCGAGTCTCTCTAGTAGTCTCTCCTCCCCTCCAGCCAAGGCCAGTTTGCCCATTCGCTCTGATATTCTCTCCAGTTCCGTCTTATCGGCACCTTGTCGTATGACACGGTCGGCTCTGGGGCCCAAGGCTAGGGTGGCCATCAAATCCACGGGGAACTTATTCAACTCAACGAGACGATTGATGCGCCCGGAATCCACCATGTGAGCCAATCCCCTATTGACGAGGGTGCTTAGGGGCATTATTCCATGGGCACCCCCTAGTGCGCCGGGGGCGTCTTCCCTATAGCGCTCCCAAGAGCCATGAGCGAAACCAGCCTTGTTGGTTTCGACGTCCTTCGCGGATTGCCGTATGAGAGGCTTGTATTGCTCATCGGGATGGGAGAGAATGGCCGCGAGGCGGTCCCTCAGGCCTATCTTGGTCAGTAAGTTCAGATGGCCTCGCGCCAAGAGCCCCTTGTTGTTCAGTTTCCATTCTTGGAAGTCAGCGGCCTGAGTCTCCTTGTCAGGAGCATCTGCTCGGAATGACGAGGATTTGGGCTTGGAGGCTAGTCGCTGCAGCATTCCACTGAGATGGGGGTAGGTGGCTGGGTTATCGTAGATGTAATCAAGGCTCGCGTTCTCCTTGTAGGCATCCAACACTTCGTTTCTGGCAGACCACGTGAGAGGCAAGTGCTCCATTCGGGACTTTGCGCTTTTGTCGAAATCAGCAGGCAGTGGGTCCATATCGCTGAGTTCCATCATGCTCTGCATTATCTCCCTCCCCAAGTCCGCATTGCGTTGTAGATAGACGTTGATTCCATCACCGAGGTCCAGATTCAAGCCACCGTTCCTGCCGAACATGGTGAGGGTCGGGAAGTAGGGGCTCATCCTATGAGTCTGGGAGAAGGGCATGTTGCTCATCGTAGGCAAGTCGAGGCCAATGAGGTCAATAGGCTCGGTGGGATGTGTCAGCATCCAACTCTTGCTAGTGGCATGCGCTCTCCAATCACGGAAGGCACTGGTCTGGTCCCCATAGCCACCGTTCTCGATATCAAGCCATTCAGTCAGATGCTCGTAATCCGCCGTGTCGATGACCCCTTTCTCAAGCCATCTCTCCAGAGTCTTCTTCACGGCAGGGAAACTACTGTAATCATGCTCACCCCCCATGGGCAGTCCCACCTCACTGTCGAAATCGGAGAAGTGGTCCCTAACCTTGGCGTAAATGGGGCTTTCGCTAGCGAGTTTCTCCCTCAAGTCACCAGAGGACCCTATGCCTCTCCTCTTGGGCTTGCCAGTCTCCTTGTCCATGACGACCTTCCCCCTCTTATCACGATGGAACATATCACCACCGAAGAATTGGTGCGCCTGTCGCAAAGCCACAGCCAGTGAGTCTCTCCACGCATTCGGGTCCTTGCCTAGGATGTGAGGCTGCAGAGCGCCGTCCTCTATGCTATGATGGCCAGTCCATGCATTGTCATAGCCCCGAGTCATGATGTATTGGGACCGCAGCATATGGTTCAAGAATTCAGGTATGGTGAAGCCGTTCCCTCGCTCATCATCACAGAAGGCGAATTCCAAATCCTCCTTCTTGTAGGGCCTAGTCTCGATATGCGTAGGTTCATCCATGCCATGGAACCAATGAGAGACCTCCCAAGTTGGCGGTGTGTTGACTAACTCCTCGCCTTGGCGGAAATCACGCTCCATCTCATGGGAGATTTGCTGAGCCATGGCAGTCAGGGCAGTCTTCCCTTCTATGACCGAATCAACCTCAGGGTCGGAATCCAGCATCTCCAAGCCGTATTCGAGAGGGCGCGTCCCCATGGCCAACTTGGGGTCCCTGTTATCCAAGTCAGTGAAAGACTCAGACTTCATGATTCTCGGATAGCCCATCCTCTGGGTGCCATCTTCGTAATAGAGAGCGTCCTTGATGAAGTCCTTCTTGCACCCATCGAGTTTCAGCATCTTATGGTCCAAGAAGAGGATTCGTCGTTTCAGGGTCTCATCCTCACCCTCTCCGTTCAAGGGGGAGTCAGGGAAGGTCTTCTGATACCACTTATCCCATTTGGCGAAGGCCCTCTCGTAGAGACGGGACCTCATCATCTCGGGGATGGGACCTAGCACTTTCGGTGACATGTGCCCCAAGTCTCTATGGAGCCTGCTTTCCTCCCCTGCTGGTTCCCCTGCCTCTCTTCTCTCCTCGTCACGCCTCACGACCTCATGCATAGCCGCAGTCCAGTTTTTCGGATGCTCTACTCCTACTGCGTTAGTGACGACTGCTCTGTCATGCTCGTCTATCTCCTTGTCCTTCTCTCCCACGAAGAATGGGCTCAGGGGGTTATAGTAGGACTTCAGGTAGACGTAGAGGTTGGGCTGAGGGCTGTTCTCGTGAAACAGGTTCAACCAAGAGTGCTCAT